AAATCTGGATACCGGTGCGATTGATAGCTATACTCCACCTAGTAAGACTGCATGGGTGAATTACAAAGTATATGGGCCAACTAAAGCTCAAGCCGTTGGTGGCGCGGTGCAAGGCGGCGCTCCTTATACGTGGCAGGAATACGGCTATCGTGGCGAGCTGTTCGTACCATCAGCAGATGGCTTCATTATGAGCCGTGCAGATGCAGAGAGAGCGTTGAGCAAAGCGTTGGCTGGCGGCGCATCCAAAGAGAGCATAGATGCTGACGATATAGGCAGGGCAATTGCAGACGCACTCGTTCGGGCAGGCGTAAATAAAAGTGGGAATGTATACAATTTGACAATGCCGACATCCAGCAATCCAGCGGATGTAAAGACGGCATTTGAGCTTATGGAGGCTTGGGCATGACCGCACCGGTATTGACACAAAAGAAATTCTGGATAGTGAAGCCGAAGGCTGGCAGGAATTATATTAAAAATCCCCGCTTTGACACGCCTGAAGGGATTACCTACTGGACTGCAAGCGGCGCTGGTGTAACAATAGAATTGACTGGTGATGAGGTAAGACGGGGCGCTCATTCGCTGCAAGTTAATCCAGCTTCGGGCATTGCAAGTTCTGCTTATTATGATAACGTGAAAGTTACCAGCGGGCTTGATTACACCTTCTCGGTTGACGTGAAGGGAACGGCTGGGCAAGCGATGCGAATTATGATTACTAACGCTGCTCATGCTGCAAAAGCTACTAAAACCTTCACCGCTACTGGATACTGGCAAAGAGTAGAAGTTACCTTGACTGCAACGGAAACGGCAAGCGATTATGAGCTGTGGGTTACAAGAGATGCGGTTGCTTCTACGGCGGCTTTCTACATAGACGGCGCACAGTTCGAACAGGAAAGCAAGGCTACCACATTCATGCACGGCTATGGTGATGGTTGCAAATGGGAAGGCGCAATTAGAAGCAGCGCATCTATCCGCTCGGCTTATACCGGCCTGGGCGGTGAATTGCTGGACTTAGAAGACTACTGCCAGCTGGTTCAGGTTACGGGTTTAGGACACGGCGACTGGAATCAGATATTAACTAAGATGACTTCCGGCGGCGATTTATATCAAGACCACATCCGCAAATCAAGGCAATTTAGTATTATTGTGGACTTTACTGGTGAAACGCTGGGTGAGATTGAGGCTAAACGTAAAGCGCTAATTGACGCACTCAGACCAGACTTACTGGACGGCGCGAAAGTAGAAGAGCAGTTCGGCATAAATTGGGGCTCGGATGTTAGACCGCACGGCGAACGGATTATCCGCTATCAGGGCTTTGACGATAACGGCAATGAAGCCACGAATCCGATTGACATTCGCTGCGTTCCTTTGCCTGCTACTTTAACTGATACGCCTGACTTGCCTAACCACCAGCGCGCGGTGCTGAACTTTGAAATTCCGAGCGGATTGCTGGATGGCGCTTATGAGGAAGGCGGCGAGCTTGACTTATATGCAGAATTTGCTGCTGATTACATTGTCAGGCGTGACCCGAGTGGACGTTGGTTTGAATGGACTGGTTCAAGTTATGTAAATCCGTTGGCGGGGGTAGTGGGCGGACGTATTTATGATATAAAAGAAGCACCGAATGGGGATATTTATATTGGTGGGATATTTACAAAAGTCCAGAATGGCACAGTAGATGTTCCTAATACACAAAGTTTAGCAAGGTGGAGTAAAGCAAATCAGAGATGGGAAGCAGTTGGTAATCCCTCGTTGGATATAACAACGACAATTAATTGTTTGGGATTTGATGCTAATGGTGATTTATATATTGGTGGAGTCTTTACAGACATTGCTGGGATTGTTGGTGCAAATCATTTTGCAAAGTATACAGTTTCTACAGATAATTGGAGCGCAGTAGGTAGCGGAATTAATAATAATGTATTCGCGATGGAAATTGCGCCAAATGGAACTATTTATATTGGTGGCACTTTTACATCGGCAGGTGGAAATACAAATTGCAAATATATTGCCTATTACAATGGTACTAATTGGAAACCACTTTCAACTGGATTGAATAATAAAGTTAACACCTTAAAATTTGCGCCTGATGGCAGGCTATTAATAGGTGGCTGGTTTACTAATGCAGACGGATCGGATGGGGATTATATCTGCTGGTGGGATGGGTCGTCATTTAAGTCATTCACAGATTTAGGGGCAATAGAACTAAATAATTTTGTCAACTCAATGGATATTAATCCAAATGGCACGATCATAATTGGTGGTATCTTTACGGATGCAGGTAACGACCCTAATGCTGATGGGGTTGCGGCTTGGCGTGGCAATAATTGGGGAGCGTTGATGGCGGGTGGGGTGGCAAATGAAGTGCACAAAGTCGCTTGTCTGTCGAATGGTGATATATATGTAAGTGGCTTTATTGTTTATGCTGGAGAAATAGAAGTTGATAATGTTGCAAGGTCAGTTAATGGTGCATGGCAACGACTTGATATTGATTTGCAAAATATTAGTATCCCGATTAGAGGATTACTTGAAGCCTCTGATGGCTCGCTTTATTTATGTGGGGATTTTAATACAACATTATCTGGCGAAAATGCCATCGCTGCTGGAGCCGTTGACCTCAATGTTTCCAGCGGTTCAGCTAACACCTATCCTTTCATATCGGTTATGGGTCCCGGAAAGCTTAACTCCATAATCAATTACTCGACTGGAGCGCACATAGAATTCAACGACTTGACGCTTCAGGAAGGCGAATGGATCGGCTTGAGCTTCGACCCCGTCAACTTGAAATTCAGAGGCGGCTGGGCTGGACGGGGAAACCTGTTGCGCTATGTGAATCCCGGAAGCGATTATGGCAATTTCTATCTGAAGCCCGGGGTCAATTCGATTAGCGTATTTATGGATAAGGCGACCACAACCGCAGCTACTAACGCTTGGATTACTTGGAAGCCGAGATTCTGGGGCATAGACGGAGCGCTGTTAGAATGAGATACGAAATTGACTGGTATACCGATGCTGGAGTGAAATTAGGGGTAATTCAGGCATTTACATCGCTTGAGTATGTTAGAACAGAGAACACCATAGGGAGTATGATGCTGACAATTCCCCGTCAGCTTATGCGCTATGAGGATTTTGCAGTAGGGCAGTTGTTCGAGATATGGCGGGAAAAGCACGGCTCGCTGGAATTGCAGAATGACACAGCGTATTTTCTGCAGGACTGGCAATTTTACACAGACCGAGAAGGCAGGGAATACATCCAGCTATTTGCTACCGATGCGAATTGGCTGCTGGACACAGCTATCGTTTGGGCTTATGCTGGCAGCGCACAAGCTGAAAAGACGGGTAAGCCTGACGATATGATGAAGGCTATCGTTAGGGAGCAGTTGGGTGATTTAGCAGCGGTTGAGCGGAGAAAACTAAGCGTTCAGAATGATGTTGGGGCTGGTGGGGCGTCCGTTACAAAGGCGTTTGCTTATAGGGATGTTCTAACTGTACTTCAGGAATTAGCTGATGTGGCTAACGAAAATGGCGTTTATTTAGCTTTTGATGTGGTTAGAACTGCTCCAGCCACTTTTGAATTTAGAACTTATGCTGGTCAGCGTGGAACAGACCATAGCCGAACTTCTGGAGATCCACGCTTGGTAGGCAAGCAATATGGCAATTTAGCCGAAGCTTCTTTTGGCACTTTTCATTCTGATGAGCGTAATTGGGTGCTTGTGGCTGGTCAAGGTGAAGAAAATGCCAGATTGACAGTCCAGCGTTATAACACCAGCAGAATGGGCTCAAGCAAGTGGAACCGCCGTGAGTATTTTAAGGATAGCCGTGATAATGACACCACTGCAGCTTTACAAGCCGATGGTGATGAAGTATTGAATGATTATAAGCCAAAGCAGATATTGACTGGCAGGTTGTTAGACACGCCCGGAATGCAGTTTGGTGTTCATTATCAGTTTGGGGATGTGGTTACCGCTCAGGCCTTTGGCTACAATGTAGATTGCCACATCTCAAGCGTCAAGGTTAAAGTAGATCAGGATAACGGCGAGCAAATTGATGTTAGGTTGAGAGGTGAACTGTGAGCAACTTTGAGGATGCTGTCATTCAGCGGATTAAGCAGCTTGAGCGGGAAGTGGAAAGGCTGCAGAAATGGGAGCGACCGGACAAAACCGGCTGGATCCCCGTCTCGGACACTTGGACTTATGCCTCTGCTACCAGCTTCAAAATTACTGGCAAAGATGTACGCTACAAGTTCCCCAAAGGAACGAAAATCAAATTGGTGCAAAGTGGCAGCACAAAATATTTTTATGTGGTAGCAACTAATTACTCTGCTGATACCACAATCACAATTACTGGCGGTTCGGATTATAGTTTGGTTTCTGGCACTATCAGCGGGCAGGCATATAGCTATGCCGAAGCACCACAGGATTACCCATTCAAAGATATCCACATAGATGTTGTAAGAACAACC